CCGACTGGAACCCCAAAGCCATCTACATTGATTCTGTTGGTCTTGGTATCGGGGTTGTCGATGAACTCGCCCGCCAGAATATACCCAACGTCTATCCGGTCAACGTCAGCAGAGCCGCGCAGAACCCCCGCAAATTTCACATCCTCCGCGACGAACTGTGGTGGAAGTTGCGTGAACGCATACAAACCTCGAAGCTCTCATTCGCTGAATGTCCCGACCAGCAGCTTATCTCCGAGATCAGTTCGATTAAATATGAAGTCCGGGATAATGGGAAGATCAAGGTCGAATCCAAGACCGATATGCGAAGCCGGAATATGCCCAGCCCCAACAAAGGTGACGCTCTGATGCTGACAATGATGGCCGATGATAAAGCCTTTTATCCATCTGACGATACCTCCGCAGACGAAGATATTGACAAGCCCCGCCGCAGCAGAGTATTATCTTACAAGCGGCTGAATTGGCTGGAGGTATAACATGCAACTTTTCGTAGCGACCCAGGGCTTAACCCCGAACGCACAGCACGAACATCTTATCTACATGAATGAACAAGGCCAGATGGTCTGCGGGAAAGCCAAGGGCCACACCCACCCTCTCGGCCTGATTGAACCTCAAGCACAGGGCGAACTTCCCGGCGTCGAAGTTCTGGAAGCCGAAGCCCATACGCACCCAGCCGCAATCCTTTCTCCAGCCACCCCCGAACTGCCCGAACCCGACCCGATGAAAGATTCTGAACTGATTCTCCAGAAGATTACTCAGTTCGAGAACGCCCTGACTGCTGATAGAGAATCTATCGAGCGTGGTCAGGAATCGGTCATGTTCCGGGAAGGCAAGCAGTGGACAGATGAGGCAATATCCAAACTCAGCGCTGAAGACAGAGCCTGTCTGACAATCAACCACGTCGCCCCCATGATCGAAACCCTCTCTGGCCTGTACCGGCGTAATCGCACAGACCTTCGGGCTTTCCCCACCGAGAACTCTGATGTCGACATAGGCACCGTTCTCACTTACGCTCTGAAGAACATTCTCACCCAAACTCAGTCCGATACTGAAGAAACCGAAGCTTTTGAAGATCAGGCCACAACCGGACGGGGTATTCTCGAAGTTTACCCGGACTTTGATACCGACATCCGAGGCCAGATAAAACTCAGGCAAACCCCCTGGGATATGACTGTGTTTGGCCCACATCTCCGCAAAGACCTTGAGGACTGCGAGTATTTTTGCAGCTGGTCATGGCTCTCCAGAGATCGCCTTGTCAACCTCTACCCCGAATTCAAGAACGAGATCAGCGATATGTTTGGCCGATTTGAGCGCCATATCCTTGGGTTGACCGACCTGTCCGACATGGACACCCCACTGACTGACAGCATGTTTGCTGATACAAAGACCCGTGAAATGCGTATGGTTGAGTGTGAAGAAAAGGTTTACTACCGCCTCAAATACTATATCGATCAGCAGACCGGATGGATGACCGATGAGCTGCAAATACCCAAAGCATACCGTTCACAACTCAAATCCATGAGCCCGCTTCTCCGCTCCACCGACCGGCGTATGCACCGTATACGCCGAACTATCTTTGCCGGTGACTTGATTCTCGACGATGGGTTTGTGAATAGACCCACCCCACCGAACGCCACTGGCCCGAACTTCTCCAAGTTCCCCGTCTATGCGTATAAGCGCGGCAACAGGTTCGAGGGCAAAGTCGAACGCCTCAAAGACCCCCAGCGAGAGATCAACAAACGCCGAAGCCAGATAGTCGACATCGTAAATACCTCGATCAACAATGGCTGGATAATTGGCAAGGGTACGTTCGGCACCCAGCAGGAGAAGCACAAGTTTATCAACTCGGTCAGCAAGGCGGGCTTCGTCGTAGAAATTCCAGACCCTACGCAGCCCCCGGTTAAGGTTGAAGCCGGCCAGGTCAGCCCCGCAGTTGTCCAGCTGGAAATGAACTCACTCCAGAGCTTCCGGGAAACCTCCAATGTTAACCCGGAACTGATGGGTATGGGCAATCAGTATCAGTCCGGCAATGCAATCAACCACCGGATTCAGCAGGCACTCATGGGCAATGAATACCTGTTCGACAACATGAGTCAGGTTAAAAAGCGCATTGGCAAAGAGATTATCCTTTGGATTCAAGCTCTTTATACACCTGACCGTCTTGCCCGCATATTCTTCGACCAGGCGAAACTCGAAAAGATTTATCTGGGTGGTCAGGAAGTAGACCCCTCGGATATGAATACTTTCAATCAGATTGTCGCCCGCCTCAAAGACGCAGACCTGACCAAGTACGACGTGACTATCGGCGAAACTGGTCAGAGCCCCACCGCTCAGCTTGCCAACTTCGAGATGATGATGGAACTGGTTCAGAAGGGTGTACCGCTGCCCCCGCAGCTGTTTGTCGAACTGGCACCGATACCGAACAAAGAACGTATCATGCAGATTCTTCAGGATGCAAACCAGCAGCAGGCAGATGCCGATCAGCGCAAGTACGATACTGAAATCCAGAAAACAATGATCGCAGCTCAATCCAAATCACCGCGACAATCTTGACGCACTTTATAGCAAATGCTATATTGAATATAGAACCATACTCGTAGGAGAATACTATGGACAGTGAACAGATGGCCCTTATTGACAACGCTTCGCCTGAAGAACTCGAACAGATGCTCAACAGCGAACAGCCTGCCACACCGGAAACGGAGCAGCCGACCGCTGAACAGCAGCAGCCCCCGGAGAAATCCGCAGAAGATCGGCTGAAGGAGTTCGAGGAACGGATGGCGAAGTATGAAAAACAGCTGAAAGATAAAGAATCTTTCATCAATCAGCGCAACCAGGAAATCGGTCAGCTTCGCAAAAAGCTCAGCGAACACCAGACCAAAGTTCTGGCTGAAGACGTTGAACCAACCGATGAAGAGATTATGAAAGACCCGAAGGAAGCTGTCAAAAAGGCCATCGAACGGGCAGAGCAGAAAAAGCAGATCGAGGCTGAACGCGAAGCCGAAGCTCAGGCTGAAATTGCTCGCCAGAATGAAGAACTTCTGCACCGGCTGGTACCGACTTTCGATACCGACCGCACAGACATTGTGGAAGTTATGAAGTCTGATGGGATTCCCGCCGATATGATCTCCGGCTTTGAATCGAACCCAACGGTTCTGCACCCGTCAATCATCTTTCAGCTCCAGAAGCGAGCCGAAATGATGAGAGAAATCAACGCTCTCAAGGCAAAACTCGGTGAAGCCAAAGCCGAACCGAAGAAGATTGCCGACAATCTGGCCAAATATGGCCAGTCAAAGAGTCCGATGACGACTCAACCTCCGAAGAACAAACCTTCAAATAAACGTATCGACTCACTGACTGAGGCTGACATCGACAAACTCAGCCTTGAAGAACTCAAAGAACTCAGCAAGGAGCTGTAAACTATGGCAAGAACTCAGATTGCAACCGGGCATGCACTTGCCCCCGTCATTGTCCAGAGACAGCTGTTCCTCGAACAGAAGAAAGCTGCCTATTTCTCCAAGTTTTTCTCACCGAGCGGCGACATGCCCGTTTTCGAGAAAACCGACTTCACCAAAATGAAGGGTGAAACCATGACCTTTGGCCTGATTACCCGCGTAACAGGCGCACCGATCACTGGCAACGCCACTGTCAAGGGTAAAGAAGATAAGCTGACCATGTACAGCTTCTCGATGACCCTTGACCGCTTCCGCTACGCAATTATGGATGACGGTCAGCTGACCCGCCAGCGTTTCGTAGGCGACATTCCTTCCGAAATCAAAAGCGCACTGACCGTCTGGGGTGCTGAACAGATCGACAAACAGTGCATGGATGCACTTGTCGCTGCTCCGACCAATATTCAGTACGGCGGCGATGCCACTGGTATCGCCACCGACCTGGCTAATGCTGACAAGATGACCCCGCAGCTCATCTCCAAGGTTAAAGCCATTGCTCTCACTCAGCGCGGCGCTGGCAAAACCCCCCTTCGCCCTGTTATGGTCGATGGCAAGAAATACCTCGTTCTCCTGGTCAGCCCAGATGTAGCCGTAGACCTCAAATACGATACTACCTTCATGGCCGCTCAGAAAGACGCTGCTGAACGTGGCTCGAACAACCCCCTCTTCACCGGCATGCTCGGCATCTGGGATGGTGTTGTTATCCACGAACACGAAAATGTTCCGATCTTCTCGAACGGCGGCCCCGGTGGCAACGTCAAATACTCCAAGTGCACACTCATGGGCGCATCGGCTCTGTGCTGGGCCTGGGGCGAAAGACCTTCCATCGTCGAAGAAGACGAAGACTATGAAGAATTCAAGGGCTACTGCTGGCGCATGACTTCTCAGGTCAAGAAACCCGTGTTCAACAGCAACGACTACGGTTCAATCCAGGTTGTTGTTGCCGACACTCGCGCCACCGGCCGCACCGTTAACATCGCATAAGGAGATTTCACAATGGGTAACTCCACTACTTTCCTGACTATCCCCGCTGGCCAGAAGCTCGGCACCGAAGTTTGCTACTTCGAGCGCGAAGTAGACTTCACCAAAGAAACTCTGGCTGTCGATGGCACGATGGATGTCCTCCGTCTGCCCAAAGGCGCTGTCCCAGTTCGCGCTGGCTGGATTACCAAAACCGTCAACACTAATGCCGATGCAAAACTCGCTGTGGGTGTAGCCTCTGCATCTCTGGCAATCCAGGCCGCAGCTGTTCTCGGTAATGCCAACGCAGTCACCATGACAGCTCTGACTGCCTCCAAAGTGCTGACAGCAGAAGATACCCTGCGTATCACCTGCACCGCTGCTGCCCTGGCACAGGCCAAAGTCGTCGTGTTCTGTGAATACTTCGTGTCTGATGCCTGCCGCTAAGTCCGGTAATTGAACGAGGGGCAGCCAAGTGCTGCCCCTTTTTCTTAGGAGAAGTCTATGTATGCAATAGAAGATATTCTGAAAATGGGTGCACAACTGGCAGGCCGGGGTGACAAACTGCCGATGGAAGAACTGAACGTGGCTCTGAGAATCCTCAACACGATTCTCACTGACTGGGCAACCACCCGCGACGTTCAGCTGTTCAATATCCTCGAAGCCTCTCAAGCTCTCCCCACTCCCGACACTGTCCTCCATAACTCGATTTACTATCAGTGCTACAACCCCCACACCTCTGCCTCCGAGAATGAACCCGGTGTCGGAGCCCTCTGGGAAAACTACTGGAAGCTCGCTCCCGAGGTACCAACCCCCCTGACATGGGCCGCTTCCAACAGCTACTCGCCTAACAACCTCATGCAGTTCGACGCCCTCTACGTCGAAGATATAATCGGCCTAAGAGTGCTACATGCCGGCCAGTTCTCGCCCATCGAAAAAATCTCGATGCTGGATTATGTAAACCTCGACCACCAGGAGTTCGGTCTGCCGACCCACGCGCATATCCAGAAAACCTCAAACGGTGCATCGGCCCAGTTCTTCCCGATCAACAATCAGGCCAATGCAACTCTGCACTACTACGAAATTCGACGCCCCTATCAGCTGGCTCATAATCAATCAACTACTATACCTGACCAATGGATTTCAGCTCTGTATTATGCGCTCGCAGTCGAACTCGGTTTCGTGTATAATATAGGAATGGAACGCTTGAACATGCTGGGCCAGAAAGCACGGTTTGAGTTTAACAAAGCGTTCCGAACCAATGAAAGCGAGGTCGACAGATGTTTCGTAAAGCCTGCCTACTGATCGCAGCCCTGATTTTCGTCGCAGCCTCAGCGTATGCCGATGGGGCTGTGATTCCTTTTCTACTCAGCGGCCTTGTCGATCTTTCCCAAACCGCCCTCAGTGGTGGTCAGGTCTACACCTATGCCGCTGGAACCACTACCCCGAAAACTATCTATGCCGACAAGGCTCTGACTTCGGCTTACAGCCAACCCCTGATTCTCGACTCTGATGGCCGGGCCATAGCTTATGGAGACGGTCTATATAAATTCGTTATTAAAG